GCTTGAGCTTCTTGACCTCGTCCAGAGCTGTAGAAGCTATTCTCTCAAGCTCTTGACGCTCCCGGAGGGCCGCCTCCTTGGCCCGGCGCTCGCTGTGCCAGCCACCGGTTAACTGCTTGATTCTTTTCTGAACTTTCTCCGAATAGGCCGAAAGCTCTTCCTCCGTGACATCCGGAGCCTGTCCTTCCTCGACGGGGGTATGCCCCCGGTCTTCCGGCGGCGTGTCGTCCACCACCTCGATCTTCACATCGCCTTCACCCTCGATGTTGATCTGCAGATCGTCTCCACCGGGCTGGTCGTTCTTCTCGTCCGGAAACTTGAACTCTTCGCCCTTCCCATCCGCCGCTTGAGCCATAAGCCCTCCAGTTAGACGCGGCTGATGCCGCGAGGATCTTGCACAACCGCCTCAACCTGATCTTCGTTGAGGATCCGAAACTCCTTGCCGTAGATGCGCAGCCGCGTGCCGGAGTACTGCCGCGCGATGATGAAATCGCCCTCTTTGCAGTACGCACCGCCCGGGTACCGGTCTTTGTCCCGGTAACAGTCAGGGCCCAGCTTCATCACGAACAAAACCACCGTGGCGAACTGCTCTTGCTGCACGATGGTGTCGGGGCGAACGAGCTGCGAGCCGTCGAACTTGACATCGAACTCCGGCACCGCGCACAGGATCCGCCACCCCGTAGGGTCGGGCAACATCCGGGCCTTCTCCGCATCCGTTACAGGTGCCTTTGCTTCCTCGATTACCACCGGCTCACTCATCGCTTTCCTCCGTGTATTTGAGAAGTTCCTTCACCCGCTCTTCAACTGCCGCAAGACCCGCGAGCACACCACACGAGTACTTGTAGTCCTCGTACGAACGACACCGCCCGCTGGCCATCATGTCGCACGTATCGTTCATCTGCCGCCGGATATCTTTGATGATCTGCTCGGCGAACTTGTCGATCACTTCGGTTCTCCTTTAGGTTTTTTCTTCGCTTGCTGCTTCTTGGCCGCAATGTCGGCCTTGGACTGCTCTTCCTTTATCCGCATCTCCGCCGTATGCCGCTCGCGCGCCATACGCATCTGGTCGTGCCTTGCAGCGAGCTCCACCGCCGCGCGGGCCTGCGCAGTCTGCGCTTCCTGCTCTTTGCGCTGACGCTCGAGCTCTATCTGCCCTTGCTCGCGCTGCTTCTGCGCCTGCAGTTTCTCGTACTCCATCATGAGCTGCGCAGCGGCTTTCTGCTGCTCCATCGTCATCTGCGCCTTGGCCTGCTCGAGCGCAAACTCCTGCTGCACCATCGCCGGATCTACGCCCCCCGTCACGGCGTCGATCTTGAGCCGCATCTGCTCCAGCGCGATGTCCGCTTGGTCCTTGCGCATCTTGCGCTCGACCTCGGCCCGGTTGGTCTGCTGCTCCATCATCTGCGCAACCAGCACCGGGTCCTGCGCGTTCTTCTGCGCCTGCTGCTGGGCCATCAGCGCTTGGCTCTCCTGCAGTACCGCCGGGGCAGCCATTGCCAACATGCGGCTCAGCTGCAGCTCCATCTCCTCCGGCAGCGACGTGTCCTTGTCCAACACCGGCAACGGAGCCCCCAGCGCGCGGGCCATCTTGTTGCGGTACGCGAAGCCGACGTGCTCGGACACGTGCGACGCCATGGCGGCCATGATCTTCTGCGCCTGCGGGTTCTGCCCGATCAGCTGCTGCACCATCGGATCCTGCGCCATCGCCATGTGTACGCGGATGTGTGCCTCGTGGTCCTGCCAGTGGACGGCCTTGACCGGTTTGCCCATCAGGATGTTCTGGTTCTCCTGCACTGGGTCCACGACCTTGATGTCGTCCTCGGTGGGCACCAGCTTGCCAACGTTCTTGATGCCCAGCACCGTCAACATCTGCCGATGCAGCTCCGGCATGTCGTAGATCTGCGGGGCCATGTTGGCGAGCTGAATGGCGGCTTGGTACTGCACTACGCGCTGCGACATGGTTGCCGCGTTGGGGTCCGACACCGGGATGATGCTGACGTAGCTATAGTCCTCGAGCTTGGCCTTGGTCCCGTCCGGAGCGTCCACGTCGTACGAGTACTCACCACCTTCTTCCGCATCTTCCTTGATGATATCGGCCAGCAGGCGCAGCTCCTGCTTGAAGGAGAAGTGCACCCGGGCCTGTACCGCCGTCATGGTGCGCAGCTGCCGCTCGAGCACTGCCAGCGTAGTACCGACGGGCGCTTGGCTGCTCATGTCCGCGACCTTGAGGTCGTTGGTGGAGGCGAACCGGCGGCCTTCCTCGACGATGTTCAGCAGGAGCTGGTACAGCGTTGCGCTGGGCTCCTTGTACGGCAGGGGCAGGATGTTGTCGCGGATGGTCCCGGACCCCACGTCCACGTCCCGGAACTCGCCCGGGGACACCGGCTGGTCGTCGCCCTTGATGCGAAGCCCCTTGGACTTCAGCCCACCCGGCAAGTTGGACAGCGTGCCCGCATCCACGAGCTGGCGCATGATCGATGTGGCCGACTGCGCGAAGCCCCCCAGCAGGTGGAAGAGCCCGAAGCCGTATGCGCCGTAACCCGGAATGTAGTTGTACTGCACGAAGTGAAGGCGCTTGAGCTTCTTGTCGTCGCCTTCCTTCCAGTTGCGCCGAACGGCCAGCACGGTGACGCCGTCATCCAGCATGGTGACGATGTACGGCTCGGCTTTCCCGGAGGTCTGCGCTTCCTCCGGGCTCAAATCATCAGCGGCGTACGCATCCAAGTCCAAATCCACCGCCACCTCGTAGATCACCGGGCGGGTGTCGGACAGCGCGTCAACGCCTGCTTCCTTGTCCTTCTTCTTGCGGATGTCGTCGGGCTGCTGCGCGGGCTGCTCCGGGACTGTCACATCTCTCCAAAACCCTGCTTCCTGCAGCTTCTTCACGTCCAGCAGCGTCTTGCGCATGCGGTGCGCGATGCGCTCACATGTATTGAGGTCGGTGGTGCCGTAGGGGATGATCACGTCTTCGGCCGGGATGAACACCGAAGTCTGCCGGTCTGTCACCGGATCCCGGTACACCTTCTTGAACGCACACCCCGTGCCCGGCAGGTTCCACAGCATGCGCTCGTGGTCGGGCCGGAACTCCGGCATGTTCTCCGTCAGCTGCCAGTTGAGATCATCCTCAACGCGCTTGGCGGCTTTCTCTTTGTCTTCCGTGACCTTGCCGACGATCTTGGTCTTCACCGGGCCCGTGGCCGGGAACGTCTCCATCATCGTGTCGGCTTGGAACCGTATCACCGCTTCGGTGATCATCGGGTGAAACACCCCGCACGCGCCCTGCCACGGGTCCACCCGGTCCTCGTACTTCAACCCGAGGAGGTTGATGCCTTCGACGCACATCTTCTCCCAGTCGCGCCGGGCGTTGAGGTCGTCCTTGATGTTCTTCAGCAGGTCCCCAGCAAGAGAGGACAGCATCCTGTCGTCCATGCCCTCCGCCAAGTTGGCGTAGAAATCCTGCGCTTCTTCCTCTTCAGGCACCTCCAGCGGCTGCCCCTCGATCTCGAGCTCGATCTCGATTGTGGGCTCGTTGGGAGTACCCGCCGCGATTCCCGGCGCGGCAAGGTGTATGGACTTCTCGATCAGGTTCGCTGCCATGGGGGTTTCCTTATGTCGTCCATGCCGTCTTCCCAGTAGTGGTCCTGCACCCGCATGCGCAGCGCTTTCGACGCGCCGCCGCCCATGATGCGTTTACGCGGAGGGATGACCAGCGTTTTGTCTGCCACCGCCGCAGTGTGCCCGCCCTCGATCATGGCGAGCTTGATGTGCAGCGTGTCGGTGGTGTCGTTGACCACTTCGAAGTACGTCAGGCCGTTGTCGGTCCACACGCGCAGCGCCGCCATGCCCACGTTACGCTCCGACGGTGTGTCTTCAATGAACACGTACGGCGTTGCGAACCACCGCACGGTCTCGTCGAACGGGTTGTGGAACCAGTCGGCTGCGCGCGCTGAAGGAATGAACGGCACCACCACAGCTGCGGCGGCTACCTTAAAGAAGTCTCTGCGTTTCATGGTTTCTCCGTGTCTATTTATTGAATTTGCCTTTGGCCGGTGAGTAGGTGCTCGTGCCCTTCCGCCACCCTTTATTCTTCGCAGCCGGTACTACTCTCAGGTTCGACTCGCCGTTGCCACCGCCGCTGTCCAGCGCGCGGATGTGATCAACTGCTTTGCCATCCCCGGGCCGAATCTTACCCGCCTTGACCATGGCTCGCCAAGCCCGTTTCTGCAACTTGTTGCGTTCGCGCATCTCCGGCCGGTCGTTGTATTTCCGCTTGGCCTTGAGCCACTTCTCCGGTGTTTTAGCCATTGCCCATCTCCTCCGGCCACGTGAGGTCCAGCGTACCCTGCTCGTGCACAGGGACTATGGACACTGGGGCGCACCCGGGGAACTGGTCGTACGGGACACCCTCGCCTTCCAAGTACACCTGCAGTGTCTCGCTCATGATGTCCCACGATGCGTATGACACGTGGCACCCGCTCGGCAGCTTCAGCAGCAGCTCCAGCAGCTGCCTTTGGATGGGCACAACTACGCGTTTTTTAACGGTCATGACTCAGCACTTCCAAGCACGCAGCGACTTGTTTATGCGGCTGTTCGGATCCTTCGCCGTTTCCGAAGAGGTGAGCTTTTTCTTCATGCCCTTCATCCGGGCACAGAAACTGTCACGCCGGGGGCCCCCTTCGGGTTGAGGTGCCTTCAGCCCGGGCTTGCCCGGGTTCGCGCGGTTGTACGACTCACGCCCCTTGGCGTTCAACCCGCCTTTGGGGTTCTTCCCTTCCTTGCGCTGCCATGCTGGTGATTTAGCCACGGGGCTCTCCTAATAATAGCGCCGCGACGAGCGGCGTCGGTACATCGGTTGCTCGTCCTGCTCATCCGAGTCGAGGGAAACGAAGCCCCCCTGCCGGAAGCGTAGCAGGGCCTGTGACACCGTGTCCACGAAGTCATCATTAGTCCCTGCAGGAAACGCCGCGCACTCCTCGATGACCTCGCGCGCCCACCGCACGTCCGGGGCCCACACGATCCCCGAGCGGAACATGTCCGATATTGCGTTGACCCGGGCGACCTTGTCGTTGCTCGCCGTGCGCGTGCCCCGCCCGGGGGTGTACTCGTGCACCGGTATGCCCATGCGCCGGAACTCCTGCACGAGCGGCGCGCCCGCCGCCTTTTTCTCGATCAGGAACGTGTCCGGCTTCCACTCTTTCCAGTGCTTGTACAGCGTGTCCTTCAGCTCCGGAAACTCCATGCGGTCCTTGAAGGCGTTGAGCAGGATGAGGTTAGGCACCGTCTTGCCCGCCATGGGCCCGGCGTCCACCTCGCGGTACCACACGCCCCAGACGGTGACGGCGCTGTAGTCGGCCGAGGTCTTGACCTCGTGCGCGGTGTCCACCGACATGATGATGTACGAGCAGTCCGGCGGGTCCTCGTGCTCCCAGATCTGCCAGTACTCCCGTTTGATGATGGCGCTGACTTCCGACGTGGGGTTCTGCTGGTACTGCGACGACCAGTAGCGGGGGTCGATGGCCGCGCGCGTCGCGCGCAACTCCTCGAGGGGCCACCGGTCCGGCCACAGCGACTTCTCTTCCGAGGTGTGCTCGTTCAGGATGGCCGGGAACTCCACCACCTCCCACTGATCGGCGTCGGGGTTCTTGATCTGGTGATCGATCAGCCGGGCCGTGAGGTCCAGCAGCCCCCATCGGGTCATCAGCACGATGATGGACCCGTTCCACATCAACCGCTGGCGCGGGCCGGTCTGGTACCACCCCCACGCTTGATCGAACACGAGGCGTGAACCCGTGCGCACGTCTTGTTCTGAGTGCGGGTCATCGATCACCAGCAAGTCCGCGCCACGTCCTGCCAGCGCGCCACCCACACCGACGGCGTAATACTTGCCGTCTTTCGTCGTGTTCCAGCTGCCGCGCCCGCCGCTGTCCTCGGAGATCTGCGTTCCCGGGAAGATGCGCTGGTACTCCTCGCTCTGGATGAGGTTTCGCACCTGCCGACCGAAGTCTTCCGACAGACCTGCCGTGTGCGTGGCCATGATGAGCTGAGAAGAGGGCCTGTGCCCCAAGAACCACGCCGGAAACAGGTACGACGCGAGCAAACTCTTGCCGTGGCGAGGGGCGATGTTGATGATGACGCGCCGTTTCTTGCCCTCGAGCACGTCTTTGAAGATTTTTGCGATGTGACGGTGATGCGCGCCGTCGTTATACGACGGGTACACCATGTGCGCGAACGAAATGAGGTCGTTTTGCGCCTGCTTGAGCTCCGCGCGCTTGATTTTCTCATCGAGCAGGTCGATGAGCGCCTTTTTCTGCTCCGGCGCGAGGTGCGCGATGGAAGCGGGGGTCATTTTACGCCTGTTTTTCCACCGGCACGACCACTTCCCCCTCGATTTCCTTCTCCTTCAGCGCGCGGTACTTGTCGAGGCGCTTTTTCAGCTCCTCGTCGAGCTCGGTGTCGGTCATTCCGACCGTTTTCACCTCGGTGCGCTCCGTGAACAGCGCGACTTCCGTCACTTTTCCCAGCAGCTCGAGCGCTTTCAGCCGGATCCGCGCGTCGGGGTGCTTCGTTTCTTCAATCAACTGGGCCACGGCGTACCCGCGCATCGATTTCGCCTGCTCCACGAACTCCCAGTCGTACTGCGTGAGCATGCCGACGAGCTGTTTCACCGCTTCCGGCGTCTCTACTCGAGCCACCGCATGCTTTTTCTCCGCGTCCGAAGCGCCTGCAGTGAGCGCAGCGAACGCATGCCGGGCTGTATCGGCCGAAACCACGGCGTCTACCTGCGAATCAGGGGGTACACCGAGCTCTTCGAGCAGCATTGCGGTGTTGAACTTCGAGTCAACCTCCTGTTCCGCAGACAATTTCTGCGCAGAAACGAACCCCTCCTCCACAACTTCAGGTGGAAGCGGTAGATAGTCCGCTGCGTCGGCGGTAAGTAGGTGTTCCAACACGCGATATAGACTACCGCGTTCCGAACTGTTACGCTAGGGGTGTTTCATGGCGTTTCTCCTCCGTTTGCCCCGGGCCTCCCCCGGGGCATTTTTTATGGTGCTGTGTCAAAAATTTGACAGATGTCGTGGAGTTGGTTCCATATTATGG